TTACGGACGTGATTTTCCACTCATCGCATCCCCGAATTTTTTGGCTGCATCGACTTGCAGATTTGGGGTAACATGACTATAGATGTCCAAGGTGATACTGGTTCGACTGTGCCCTAACCGTTCGCTGACGATCTTTGGATGTTCACCCAGCTGTAGCATGATACTGGCGTGGGTGTGGCGTAAATCGTGAAATCGGATTTTGGGGACTTCTGCTTTCTCCATCATCCGGTGAAAATTACGGATGAGGTTCCTGGGGTGGATCGGCTTTCCTTCCAGCGTGCAATTGACCAAATCCTGATCTTGATACCCGTTGCCAAGCAACAGCTTTTGCTGGTTCTGCTTGGCTTTGTGTTTTTTTAAAGCGGAGATCACCTGGCTGGTTAAGGTAATGACACGTTTGGATCCTTTGGTTTTTGGCTCCTGGAACATCAATCCCTTTCTTGTTCGCCCCAGGGTTTGTTGGATGCGGATCAGCCCCTGATCCAAATCGCAATCTTTCCACCGAAGTCCCAAGATCTCACCTTGTCTCATACCGGTATGAATCGCCAAAAGATAAGGCAGGTAATAGTGCTGGTCTTCGACACACGTAAGGAATCGATTGGCTTCCTCGATAGTCCAGGTGGGCTTTTCTTTTCCGCTGGGTTTGGGTGGGCTGACAAGTTCTACCGGGTTTTTGGAAAGGATTTGCCATCGTACTGCTTGGGTTAGGGATTTGTGGAGGATGGAGTGCATGTATCGCACGTAATCCCCCGAAAATCCCTCCTCCAATTTCTTGGAATAAAATTTCTGGATTCGAACCGGAGTTACTTCACTTAATTTTATTTGACCCAGTTCCGGACTTATGTGCTTATCGATCACGATCTGATGGGTATCCAGGGTGGTATCCCTCATGGTTTGTTTTGCGGAGGAGTCGATCCATTCCTGAAGGTATTCACCCAGTGTGGATTTACTGGGTTCCACATACTCACCTTTATTCAGCTGGGCAATCAGTTCCGCACAGGCTTCCTCGGCTGCCTTTTTGGTTTTAAATCCTCCCTTTGTCTTTTGCTTCCGCTTCCCCTGGGCGTCTTTCCCGATATCCAGTGTAAAGGACCAAGTCTTCCCCCGCTTCCGAAAGTAGCCTTTCATTGTGCCTCCCTGACTTTCCGTTTCAATTTCCTGACTTCATGTTGTTGTTCGCCATACAGTTCGATCAAGGCGTGGATGTCTTCCCGGATCTCCGCGACATCTTCCTTTGTGGCCATTTCCTCACGGATCGCTTTTAGTTCTCCTGCTTGCCGATCCAGGCGTTCATTGATTCCTTTGATCTCGGCTCCCTGTTCTTCCAACCGTCCACGGACGGCCTTCAGGATCGTTCCATGCTCGTCCAATCGACTATCCATCGAATCCAAACGTTTAATGATCACCTGCAGCATGTCTTTGATTTCATCACTCATTCCGGGTCCTCCTTTTTATTCTCTTTTTTATCTAATAGGTCTTCTGGTATCAATTCCGGATTCTTTAATGCCTCATTAAACTTATTGTATAAATCGAAAAGCCCCTGATTAATAACTCCAAGATCAATAACCCGTTTGAGGGCCTGACGTATAACTTTAATGTCTCGCTCATTAAAATCGACTTCTACATACGCCTGTTTGGATGCATCTTTGAGTTTATGGGAAATTAAATCAAATTTCGCTTGCAATTCTTTACGATTCTGCTCCAATTTTTCCGGAGAAATCTCAAAAACTGTCCCTTTCGAAACCACGTGTTCTGGAGCATCTAAAGCCTCAGAGAGATCAATGATGTCATTTAGATCTGGATCTATTTTACCAGACTCAAGATCTGCCAACCTTTCATGATCCATTTTTGCCTTTGTAGCAAGTTCTTTAAGAGTTAGGTTTTGTTTGATTCTCAATCGCTTTAGATTTTTAGAAAATGTATTTTCAGATTGTACTACACCAGATTGGTCTGTTCGGCCAAGAAGAAAATCAATGGTTACATCGAACACTTCAGCAATTTTTTGGAGTGTTTCTATATCCGGCGTCCTTGTTCCATTTTCATATCCTGATATAGAGACCTTCGTAACATTTATTTTTTTTCCCAGTTGTTCTTGGGTCAGTTTGTGTTCCAATCTAAGCTTTTTTAATCTAGTCGGGAAATTCATATTCTCACCTCGCTTTTACTGTTCATTATAAGTTAGCTGATTGTTAACTCAAACTAAGTTAACTAAAAAGGAATTTTACCCTTGACTGATAACCTGTAGTTAACTTATACTTGCGTTAACCGGCAGTTAACAGGAGGTGCCCAGATGATCAAAGAAAAGCTTAAGTCAACACGCATAAATCACCGGATGACTTGTCAGCAAGTAGCTGATGAAGTGGGAATTACAAAGGAGTATTACTGGCAGATCGAAAACGGGAAGCGTAGGTTATCCTATGAACTGGCTGTAAGGATCGCGAAAGTGTTTATGAAAACCCCAGATGATATTTTTTTGGCTGATGAGTTAACTAGCGGGGAACAAAAGGCCTTCAAAACTCAAACCCAAGTCGGATAAGGAGGGGATCCAGATGAACACCAAGACCGAGAAGTGGAACGGGCATCTGGTTAAGGTCAAACGTAACTGGCAGCTGACAAAGGAGATTGAGGAGTTTTACATCCGGTCCCAGATCCTCACCATTGCCGATCGAGCTCACGACAACGATTGGGAGTTGGCTGAAGAGTTAACCGACCGACTCATGACTTTCCTGTATAGCGATGAGTTGAACAAGAAAGCCGAGATCGAAAGCGAGTTTTGGGAGTGGGCCACGGACTTTCCAGCGCGTTACCTCAATCACCGGATCGTGAATCAAGTGATCGAAGTGAAAAAGGAGGAAGCTTGAAACATGAGCAACGTGATTCATCTGACAGTTTCTGATCGACAGCACGAGATGACCGTGAAGGAGTATCGCAGGCACCGAGTGATCACCTTCAAGGATGTGGATAGTGTCCACAATCGCCCCGAAGGACATGCCCGAAAGCGTTTCAACGATAACAAGGAACGCTTTGTTGAAGGCAAACACTATTTCGTTGTAAAACCAGGTGATCTTCAGATGTCCGGAATACGGACATCCGAAATCAACAACCGAGGAACCATTGTTCTTACTCAATCCGGATACCTCCGCCTGGTCAAAACCTTCGGTGATGACCTGGCTTGGGACATTCAAGACATCTTGATCGAATCCTACTTTCAAGTTCAACAAAATCCGCAACCTGATCCCACACTTGATCACGAGCGTCTGAATGTAGATAAGGCCAAAGTGTTGGTTGAGATTGGGAAGCATTTCCCGGAGATCTCCGGAAGCGCTAAGCAAGTCCTTGCCTCCGTTGCAACGGAGTTTGTAACCGGTCAGCGCCTGATCGAACTACCAAAGACCGAAGCCAAGTACAAGGCTGGCGAAATTGGCAAAATCCTCGGGATCACAGGCAACATGGTTGGACGATTGGCAAACGAGTTCGGTCTGAAATCGGATGAATACGCAGAACAGGTACTCGACAAATCCGCCCACAGTTCCAAGATGGTTCCCAACTGGCTATACAAAGAGTCGGCCCTAGAGCGATTTCACGAGATTACACGTAAAAAGGGCATTGGGATCTACAAGAAAGGGGCGAAAACCCATTGACCAAAGACCGCATCATCCAAGCCGTTTTCCGACACCTTGAAGCATCAACTTTGTATCTCATTACCAAATGTCGCGATTACGAAGCTGCAAGAGACGCCTTGGATGAGCTTGAGGAATTTGACAAAGCGACGGATGGAGAGAAGTGGTTTTTGGCTATCGCTAAATGTCGTGAACTCGTGTCGATCGTCCCCCGTAAGATTCTTCTTGATAGCGCAGACGGTGAACTAATTCTCGCCGGAGCAGGCAAAGGAGCGTGATCCACATTGACCCGTGAAGATTATCCCCTGATCCTCAAAGCCGAGCATGTTGCTGAAATCTTGCAAATCTCCAAACGGCGCGCTTATGAGGTAATGGACTATACGGATTTCCCTCTGGTGCGAGTGGGCCGGTCCAAGCGAGTCGGCCGGGATGCCTTCTTCCGGTGGATTGACAGTCATCAAAAAGAGGTGAGCAACGGATGATCACTTTGCTGCAATAAATCTATCACAGTAGACCCAATTGAATTGGTAAAGAAGGGAGAAGGAAAAGTGCCAATTGGTAATGTTCTGAAGGAGACGCGCGGGGGGAGATCGCAACAGAAGCTTTCCATCGATCTCAATGTATCCCGGGAAGCGGTCAGCGCCTATGAGACGGGGAGGGCAGCAATCCCCCGGGACGTAGCCGCACGAATCGCAAAGATCACCGATGAGCCAAGGTTTGCTTTTGAGATCGCGAGCGAGTACACGGGCGGAGCATGGACGGGGTGGCTGGACGGAGTGGATCTTCATCGGTCCGCTGTCAAAGAAAAATCACTTGAAGAGCTGGAAGAAGCTATCGAGCTGATCCGGGGCACCAGCTTGGTCAATCGTCCCGATCAGCTCAGCCAAATAGAAAAGGAAAAAATCCGAAAGGTTCTCATTGAGAGCATCGACGTGGTTGTTTGTCTCAGTCACTTGGTGGCCGTCCTGTGTCAGGAGTTTCAAATCTCTTGGACGGGAGTCTGGGGAGATCACCGGCGGAAGTTGGAAGAGCGGGGTTACATTACAAAGAAAAAAAGCGCCCCGAAAGGCGCCCGATAAAAACTGTTGGTTTCATTATATCACATCCGAGGGGGTGAGAACAAATGTCCGTCATCTCTTTCAAGATCCGGGGGATTCAGAAAGTCACCGGTGTGGTGGTCACCCAAAACATCGCCGGTCAGCTGGAGCGGATCCCGATGGTCCGGGTTCGGTTTGAAAGTGGGTTTGAGACTGAACCGGTTCCGTTGGTCCCGACGATGAACGCGATTCTTGATCTGGAACACCATCGGGACACGATCGGACGGGTCATCATTCGGGATTGTCTGGACGCAAGGGAGGTGATCGCCTGACCCGAATGCCTGAAGGGAGGTGAAAAGCATGTTGCAGGGTGTGAAGCGGGTGACGGGCTACATGGAAGATCAAGCGATTGCCCGGGTGGTGCTGGAGGACGGAACGATCATCCACGGTCCTCTGTTGCCGACGATGGCAGCACTTTTGCGGATTGGATTCCATGATCCGGTCACAAAGAAAAAACCCACCCTCAGAGTGGTGGGCAGATAAAAACAAAGCTTACTCCCAAGTATAGCACAGCTGGAAACATCAAAGGGAGGAGAGAAGCGTGGAGATTTTCCACAAACGTTTGGGCGATCTGTTCTTCAAATACGAGAAGATCGGACTGCGCCATATGAAGCCGATGGAAGCTCTTGAATTTCAGGAATGCCTGAAAGCCAACGCTCTCTGGGCCAAGCGCTTGAGCCGATACGAAGCCCTTGCCCAGGCTGCGGAGGCCGGCGGAGATGAAGCGTGGAGACGGGAGATTGATCAGCGCATCGACAATCATCTGCTCAATACCACGGGAGGAAACTCCTGAGATCACCCGGGAGGTGAAATTGAATGGCAAAGGCCTACGTTTGGCTCCCCGATGTAGGAGGAGATACGGAAAACCGGCTCACGGTTGAGGGCATTGATGTGGAAAATCTACACACCCATGTCCTCGAGCAGGGTTTCACAGGGGCTTTTTGGTTCAACGATGATGCCCAAGTCATCAACCTCAGCCAGGTGACGGATATCGCGTTTATGGATGAGGGCTGAAAGTCTGCCGGGGCACTCCCCGGCAATCCACAAGGAGGAGAGCTGAATGGCTGTAGATCGTAGCATCATGCAAATGCCGGTCGGAGGAAACCGACAAATCAAAGACCTGTTTTTGGAGAAGCCGGTGGAACGGATCACAACTTCGATGGACCTTGACTGCGCCTTGGCTCAGTACAAAGAGCACAAGCAGATCATCGAGGAGTACACCCAGCAGAGAGACGAAAGGATCGCACAGATAAATATGTGGTTGGCCAGTGTCACCAAGGAACACCTGCAGGAGATGGAGCGGATCGAGGGTCTTCTGCGGGAGCATCATGAGCGCTGGCTTCAGGAGAACCCCAAGGCAAAGACCATCAAACGGCCTTTTGGCCAGTTGAAGGCCCGCAAGTCCCCCGACAAATGGAACTACCGGGAAGACGACCTCCTCCGGTGGGCGAAGGAGAACCGTCCGGATCTGGTCCGGGTGAAGGAAGAGCCAAACAAGCAGCAGCTGAAGCAAAAAACCCAGGTGAAAGACGGTTGGGTCTACACCGAGGACGGGGAACGGGTGGAAGGTGTGATGGTCACCCCTGGCGAGATCCAATACAAGGTTGAGGTCGAGTAATCAAAACGGTCGCCGGGGGCCTAACCCCGGCACACCAACCCAAAGGAGCAGATGAGTGATGGAAATCAAACGGTCTTTTGAACACCCGACTCTTGGAGAAGCACTCAAGTTCATGGATCACGCCGAAGCCCTTCAAGCACTTGATCTGAAATTCTCCATGAACTTACAGGTCGAAGAGAAAATCGATAAATCCTTTCCCGACCATGAATTTCTTAGACCTGTTTACATCGTGGAAGTCACCGTGGAGGCGGATTGATAATGGCGATGTACCAGGCGCGGATCAGCTGGATGAAAGATCACCCGCCGATGAACTACCTGCGGCAGGGCGATCAGCTGCAGGTGAGAGGACAGACGTACACCGTCCAGCTGGTGTACAAGTGGAAGGATCGGTTGGTGTACGAAACGGATCGGGGCATCTTGTATGCCGACGAACTGGTCCGGATCCCCGGGGAGGAAGTGGTGGTTTGATGTTCGTCCAGGATCAGTGCTCACAGTGTAATGAAGAAAAAACCGGTGTCGTCGTGATCTTGTTCCCCGGTATGAAACATGTCTGCTTGGACTGCATTGTTCACACCTATCAGGAAGAGCTGGCCGAGGAAGAACAGGACAACGAGCAACTGAACGAGGAGCTGGGAATCACTTTTGGGAGGAGCGAATGAGCATGAAATCAGCGATCAACTCCAATGTGGTGGGGATCACCGTCGATTATCAAGGGTACCAAGGATACTTTGCTGTTGCGGTCTCCAACTGGGTCAAAGGCTTTGAGGCGATGGACCGGGCGTATCACCATCTCAAGGTTGGGGATATGGAGAACATTCTGTTGGGACCAGTGAATGAACCTAAAGATGATCTCTTATCCCCCGTATTGGAACTAACAAACGCCGAAGGGGATACGATCCGGGCAAACCCACACATCATTGGGGATTACATCGTCGGAATGAAATTACTCACTGAAAATGAGATTCGGATCATCGAGGATTCCCAACCTACCAACTTTTTCGAGCGACTGAAACAAGCTTTTGCATAAAACGCCGGGGCTCTTGCCCCGGTCACATTGGAGGCGATCCCGTGCTTTTGCCGACGGAAAAAACACAGCCAAAACAAGACCTCGAGGATTACAGTATTTTGCTCTATGGTCACCCGAAGATTGGGAAATCCACGTTCTGCAGCCAGATGGACCAACCCTTGTTTCTGGCGACGGAGCCTGGGCTGAAAGCCCTCTCGGTGTATGAAGTGCAAATCCCGGATTGGCCCACTTTTCTCAATGCCTGTGCCGAGATTGCCAAGGGGGAACATTCCTTCAAAACGATAGTCATCGACACTGTGGACAACCTGTGGACAGCTTGTGCGGAGTTCGTCCGCGACAAGATGGGGATTCAGCACGAATCGGATCTCGGCTACGGGAAAGGATGGACCCTGGTCCGGAACGAATTTGCCCGGGCGATCCGAAAACTGTCCTTCCTCCCTTACGGACTGGTCATGACCAGCCACGCTGAACTGGCCCAGGTCAAAACCCGGACAGCGGAAATCACGAAAGCTGTTCCGACGATCCCGAAGACCGGGAGAGGGTTCATCATCGGATTGGTGGACATCATCCTGTACGCCGAATCAGTGGAGACGAATGAAGGGGAGGTCCGGGTCATCCGAACCAAGCCGAGCGAAAAGTGGGAGGCGGGGGATCGCACGCAGCGACTCCCGGCAGTTCTTCCCTTGGATTATCCAACATTCAGCAACGCATTCCACAACCAACAAGATGAAGGAGAGGATCAGCAATGAGCTGGGCAAACATTCTGAAGCAGTATGAGCAAGAGTTTAAGGAAGCGGAAGTTAACTCCTACGCCGAATTGCCGGATGGAAAGTACACTGTCAAGGTAGAAGCCGCACGGTTGAAGGAGAGCAAGAATCAAGGAATCCCGATGCTGGAATGGGAGTTCGTGGTGGTGGGTGGCGAATATGAAGGCCGCCACGAGTGGAAATACAGCCTGATTATGCCGGAACGGATCCAGTGGCTGAAACAGGATCTCTTCAGTGCCGGACTGGAGTTAGAGGAGCTCCACAGGTTGGAGGAGGAGCTGCCCACTCTGCTGGACCGGCTGTTGGAAATCAAAATCGAAACCAAAATGGGCAAAAACGGCAAAGAATACCGGAACGTCTATATCCAGAAGGTTGTGGACCGCACACCTTCCCGGAACCCGGAGAATCCCTTCAGTCCGAACAACCCCTTTGCGGATGACGGTAAACCCCTCAACATCTCGGACGACGACCTGCCGTTCTGATCACCGGGGGCTTTTGCCCCCAACTCTCTTCTTTCATCTTTAGGGAGGTGCACAGATGACCATGACTCTGACAAAGCCGTCCATTCAAATGAGGCCATATCAGCTGGAAGTGCACAGCGCTTTGGATGATTTCCATACAGAAGGCGGACGCCGGGGAGTGGTGAATCTGCCGACCGGGACGGGGAAGACCATCACCGGTCTGGACTATGCCCGGAAGAAGGGCGGACGGCTGCTTTGGTTGGCGCATCGCGATGAGTTGATCACCCAACCGATCCGGGCGGTGCAGGCCGTGTGGCCGGAAGCCAGCACCGGGATTGTGAAGGCCAAACAGAATGAGATGAATGCCCAGTGTGTGTTTGCCACCGTCCAATCTCTTTACCGACGACTGGATCAGCTGCCGGCGTTGGGCCCGGATGATCTGGTGGTGGTGGATGAATGCCACCATGCAGCGGCGGATACCTACCGGCTAACCCTGGAGGCAGCGGGAGCCTTCCGTTCTGATGGACCGCCCGTGGTGGGACTGACAGCAACTGTGGAGCGAGGAGACCGCCGGGGGCTGGACGATGTATTTGAAAAGATCGTGTATCAGTATCAGCTACTGCAGGCGATCCGTGACGGATATTTGGTAGACCTGAAGACCGAGCGGATCCATCTGAACCTTGATTTGGATGAGATCCACACCGTGGCCGGTGACTTCAACCAGGGCGAGCTGGATGAAGCTTTGCTCCAAGCTGGGGTTGCCCAGGCGGTAGCAGATGCCTACATCGAGCACGCATCGGATCGGAAAGCCATTGTGTTCACGGTCAGTGTGGACCAGGCACAACGAACAGCGGAAGCCCTCCAGTCTCAAGGGGTGGCCGCCGAGTGGGTGGCGGGGATCCTGCCGACGGAAGAACGTCGGGCGATCCTAGAGCGGTTGAAGACCGGGGAGACCCAAGTGGTGGTCAACTGTATGGTCCTGACCGAAGGGTTTGACGAGCCCACGGTGGAGTGTGTGATTGTGGCCCGACCGACCAAATCCCGCCCCCTTTACATCCAGATGATTGGCCGCGGTACCCGGAAAGCACCCGGGAAGAGGGATTGCCTGGTGCTGGATGTAACCGGGGTCTCCCGCCGGCATGAACTGGTGACGGCCCCAACGCTCTTTGGAGTGAAAGAGACGGAACCCGGGGAGACGATCACGGAGGCTCTGGATCGGGAGGAAGAAGAGGAAAAAGCGCAACGGAACACGGAAGCGAATCGGCTCCGGTCGATCTTCGATGAGGACAATGAGCTGAAGGAGTTCCGGAAGTTGATACGGTGGTTGAATGTGGGGTCGAATGTCTATGCCCTTTCCGCCGGGGAGGCGGGGACAGTGGTGCTCCATCCGGTGGGGGATGGATACCAGGCGAAAGTATTGAAACCGAACCAGCCGGATGAATACCTGACCAAAGCCCCGGTGTGGTTGGAGCTGGCCCAAGGGGTGGCCGAAGATTATCTCCGCCGGGCGAGCACTCTGGGTTTGATCCGGACGGATGCCCGGTGGAAATCCGATCCCGCCACAGCCAATCAACTGCGGCTGTTGGAAAAATTCCGGATCTATCCCGGACGGCCCTTGACCAAAGGGGAGGCAGGAGACGAGATCACCAAAGCCATTGTCCGGTGGAAATTGAGAATAGGCGCATGAACGAGGATCGGGCGTAGCCGAAATCTGAAGAACAGCAGGTGATGAAATGGCCGTAAATCAACCAAATCAAACAGATCCACTCCGGGAAGCGCTGCGCCTGGCCAGTCATGGGGTGAAGGTGATCCAGATTCATGCTCCGACCCGCCGGGGGTGCAGCTGCGGCCGGAAAAAATGCGGGAAGAGCAACGGGAAACATCCGCTTTTGGAATCCTGGGCGGAACATGCCACGGCGGATCCCGCCGCCATCCAAAAGATGTGGGAGAAAAACTCTTGGGCCAACGTCGGGGTCCCGATGGGGAAAGTCAACGGCTTGTTTGCCATCGATGTGGACGGACCGGAAGGACAAGAAACGCTCCAAAAGTGGATCCAAGAACACGGAGAGCTCCCCGCCACCTGGCAAGTGTTGACCGGCGGTGGGGGAATGCAGCTGTGGTATCGGGTTCCAAAGGGAATGGAAATTCCCAACAGTGTGAAGAAAATCGGAATCAATGTGGACATCCGGGGGACTGGCGGGCAGTCGGTTGCCCCCGGGAGTCTACATCAAAGCGGGAACCGTTACCGGTGGGCGCCGACCCGCGGTCCGGAGGATTTGAAGCCGTCTGCTCCACCGGAGTGGTTGGTCGAGAAGATCCGGGAAGTGATCGCCGATCAGCAGCAGGCAAAACTGTCCAAGATCCAGACAGAAGAGATCAATCTTTCCCTATCGCCCAAAGGAAAACCCAAGTTTGAAAAACTGCTTCAACTCCGGAAATCATCCAAGAAATTTCGGGAAATTCTCGAGGGCGAAAAAACCTTTCGGAGTCCGTCCGAGAGAGATATGGCCATGGCAAACATTGCGGCGGTCAACGGATGGACGGATCAGGAGATTGCAGATCTCTTGATCATGTATCGGAACAGCCAGGGGGATGATCTGAAACATCCTTTGTACTATCAGCTGACGGTCGGGAATGCCCGGAAGTGGGCGAATGAACAAAAGGTGGTTCCCTTGAATCCGCAACAGGCGGAGGAGATGACGGTTCAGGAAGTGGAGCCGATCCCGCTGCCGGAGAAACCCAAGGTGGAGCCTTTCCCGGTGGATGTGTTCCCGGAACCCATCCGGAGATTGATTGAAGAAGTCAGCCAGTCGGTGGGTTCCCCGCCGGATTTCTCAGGCGTTCACAGTCTCACAGCGTTGGGTACGGCGATCGGAGGTACCCGGGCCCTTCAGATCAAGCCCGGGTACCTGCAGCAGGCCAATCTATATGCCGGGGTTGTGGCAGCCCCCTCGACCGGGAAAAGTCCGTCGCAAAATCCATCCTTTGAACCACTCAAGAAGATCCAGGATCAATACGCGAAACGGTATATCGATGAAAAGGATGAGTACGAGACCCGAGTCCTCTCATACGAAATCGAACTGGGTGAATGGAAAAAGCGAAAGAAGAAAGGTTCCGATGAAGATCCGCCAGCAGAGCCGCAGCCCCCCACCATGCGGGATATTATGACCACGCAGGCCACCGTCGAGGCCTTGTTCCGAATCTTGAAGGACAACCCCCGTGGCATCGTTTTGAAGCTGGATGAACTGACGGCTTTGATGGAGTCTTTGGGTCAGTACAAAGGCGGCGGGGATGACAGGGAACAGTTCCTCTCGATGTGGAACGGCGGTGAGCTCAAGATCGACCGGGTACGGAACCGGGAAAGAGGAGAGCTCATGTATCTGCCCCGAACCTTCGTGGCCATTTCCGGGAACCTTCCAACAGGCCAGTTGGGCAAACTGGCCGGGCAAGAAGAAGACGGCTTTATTGATCGGTTTCTGCTTACCTTTCCGGATAACCAAAAGATGAAGGAAGATGAGGATTTCAAGGGAGTTTCCGATGAGGTGAAAGCCGGGTACAACTGGGTGGTCGAACGGCTGTACAGTCTGAAACCACTCTCGGCGGACGACCGGGGATGGCAGCCGAAGATCCTGCCCCTCACGGAAGAGGCGAAAGGGTGGTGGCGCGAATGGAAACAGGTTCATGCCCGGGAAACGAATGACTCCGACCTCCCCCGGAGGCTGGTCTCGGTATGGGGGAAGATGGAAAATCAATTGGCTCGACTCTCCCTGATCCTACATATGGTCCGGGTGGTTTCCGGGGAAGCAGAGGATGGTGAATTGGATGCTGTCAGTTTAAGCAAAGGGATTCAGTTGATCAAATACTTCAAGTCGCACGCACGGAAGATCTATCAGCAATTGGATCAGTCGCCGGTGGATCAGAGGATTGAAGAAGCAGTGGACTGGATCCGGAAACAGGGCGGGACGGTCAAACGGCGGGATCTACAAAAAAATAATGTAGCGGGATACAAGAAAGCATCCGAAGTTGATCAACTTTTTGAAGAGCTTGAAGATCTGGGATACGGCAAAAAACAAACTGTCAGTGGTCGTGGGAGGCCGTCGGTACAGTTTGTCCTTTACGGAGAAAAATAAATGTCGGAAATGTCGGGTGGCAACCGACATTTTACCCGACATTTAAAAACGCACAACGGCGCGGGGAATCACTTATTGTCGGTAATGTCGGGTGGGTTTAGGTATACACGTGAAAAAAAATGTCGGGTAAGTCGGGTGAACCCTATAAAATATGCGTCTACACAACATATACCAATATATGTAAAACAGTAAACGCAAATGCAGATTTATTGATCTCTACAAAGTACCATCCGACATTTCCGACATTAATTCCAAAATCCCATAACAGTGCGGATTGTGGCCGATAAAAAATGTCGGATTAAATGTCGAAAACGACCCGACATTACCCGACATTAAAAAAGGAGATACGGATCTATGAGCTTCAAGGACTATGAAAAGCCCTTCCCGGAAAGAAAACCGCCAATTATCCATGTGATCTATGAGGACCACCCGGATTGGGAAGAGCGGGAAGAACTCGGAGAAAAAATGGCTGCTATGGGATACCACTTCTATGATGCAAGACCGACTAAAGAAGGAAAGTTTTTGTTTGAGTATCGACACAAAAACCATTATGTCGAAATCACTCTCGACAAATAGGAGGGAGAAATATGAGCCAGATCCAACCGATCCAGAACGAACAGGAATATGAGGAAGTCCTCTCCCGTCTCCGGAGAGGTGCCGAATACATGGAAACACCGGAGTTTCGGAAGAAGCCGGAAGAGCACAAGCAGGCGGCACTTGAGCGGTATAACCAGCTGTCAGCACGGATTATGGAGTGGAAAGGGTGGCTGAAGTGAAAAACGACTACGAAATCAGGGGAAATGTCACCGCAATTTTCCTCAACAAGAAAGATGGGAGTATTTTGGAAGCGTTGATTTCAACAGAAGATTTAGCAAAAGTACAGGAGTTCCCAAATACGTGGTATGCAGGTGTTACTCGCGCAGATTATACGGCCTATGTTGTAGGGTGGATCCAACGCTCCGATAGAAGCCGGATTCATAGTTATCTCCATCGGTGGATTCTGGACACACCTGAAGGACTTGTAGTCGATCATATCAATCACGATGGGCTGGACAATCGTCGTGAGAACTTACGAATTGCTACTAAAGGTGATAATCAGCATAACCGCAAAGGAGCACAACGGAACAACAAATCAAGCGGGATCAGAGGAGTATCGTGGCATAAAAAAACGCAAAAGTGGCAAGCGCAAATAAAACTGAACGGAAAGAAAATCTACCTCGGGCTTTATAAAGACCTAAACGATGCCAAACATGCAGCCGAAGAAGGACGAGCGAAGTATATGCCTTATTCAAAAGAAGCGGGGTGGATCTGATGGAACGTTGGTATCGAATGAAGGTTCATTTCGCTGACGGGGCAATCTATGAGACAACTGTGGAAGAGGCCATCAAACAGGGGTTCAATCTGTCCCGATACGAGACGGTCAATGATTGGATCACGTTACACGAACGAAATCATGGTGTGATTATCAATTCAGACCGGGTGAATTACATCACTTTCGATCTGATCCCAAACGATGAAGTGAATACAGCAGCCAAAACACAAGAACAGGTGGGGTAACCATGGGGAGTAGCCAAAAGGAGAAGGGATCCCGAAGGGAAAGGGAGTTTGCCTCCATCATTGGAGGACAAAGAATCCCGCTTTCCGGTGCAGCCAAACATGCGGGAAGGGCACATACCGGCGATGTAACCGGGTTGGGGCTTCGATTTGAGTGCAAGGCCAGGAAAGACGGTTTCCGAACCCTCTACAACTGGTTGGAGGAAGACGGCATCGATGCCCTGGCACTGAAGGCGGACCGGAAAGATTGGTTGGTAGTATTGCCTGTTGGTAGGTTTCTGCAGCTGATGGGGAAGGATCCGGACTGATGTGGATCCGGGTCAAGTATCGGGATACAACGGGGAGAACGGTTGGATACCTATTCTGGGCCCGGGATCCGGGCATGATGGTGGAATATCTGAGCCGGACCGGCGTTGTACCTGAGCAGGTTGAAAGACTGTGGTTTGACGAGGGGAACGGCCTTGAACCATGGCGGCCGGAAGTGTTGAAACATATTTGGACAGATATCCAAGGGAGAGGAGCATAACCGAACATGAATGACTGGAAAGCGGTCTTGGAGCAGAACCCGGATTTGGCCAACCAGATTGAAAAGGTGGAGTTTCGGAAGATGGGGAACCGGACGACCGTTTGTGTGGCCGTTCTGAAAAATGGGTTTGAGCTGACCGGCTTTTCCGCAACTGGGGAGCAAGCGGAATACAACCGGGAGATCGGAAGGTACTGGGCCATGATGGGCGTGACAAGACGGTATACCAGTCTGATGGATCGCGGAGTGATCCGGGGCTTGGAAAAGCCGACAGCCAACTCGGTGAAAACAGAAGATCCGCCAAAAGAGGAACCTGCGGACCCGGGGAAGTTCACTTGTTTTGCCGATGATCCGACCGCCTGCGGTTATCCCAAATGTGATTGCGATAAATAAGGGGGAAGAGAGATGAAGATATTCATTGTGGTGGCCACGGAACTTTACGAACGAGGGTATGACATCGTCGGGGCACGGCGTACCCGGGAAGAGGCCGAACGGTTGGCGGAGGATGCGGAGGCGGGGCGTTTCCCTCCTTCGGGATGGTCATCTGAAACGGCGAGGGAGCTTTACCGCACCGAGCATTGCAGATGGATGTGTTACGACATTGAGGAGGTCACGGTGGAATGAAGAATCGGTTTGAGGTGATCCGTGGGGATCGATTCTGGTACATCATCGATCATGACCGAGGAGGAATGAGAGTCAGCCAGTGGATGACCCGGGAACCGGCGGAAAAGATGGCTGGGATCTTGAACCGGAGGGAGGCGGCGAAAGGTGAATGCCAGGGAGAAGCGCAGGAGGAGACGCAGGCGGGCGCTGTGGCTTCGGAAACAGGCTGAGAAGGGTAAGGTACCAGCAAAGCAGAAAAACGCCGCAGACAGGCGAACAGAAGGGGAACGGCTCCGGGATCGGGGCCGGGCTCAAACCAAACGAATGGGAGGTTGTGCAGATGGACATTGAAGTAGAGTTCAAATGCGAAAAGTGCGGCAGAGAATTGACCGGGTACTTTGAAGATGAGGATTTTGTGGATACGGTGACGTGTCGGGAATGTGGAAGCCGGTACAAGGTTTTCCGACCCGTTCTGGAAGCCAAACGGGAGGGATAAGAATTGAGAGCACAATCTCGAGCGAAATGGGAAATGCCTGGCGGTGTGGATCCCTTGGTGAAATCCATGCCGAAGATGACCCCGAAAATGGAGCAATACCTGATCAAAAACTATTTCCGTAAGACCCGTGGTCAAATGGCAGAAGAGTTGGGGCTTATACGTTTTCATTTGAATATGATGACGATCCAGCTGAAAGAGCAAGGGAAGATCTACGACCGATAACACGGGAGGGGTGACGGTGAAGAAACTGCCGAAAGCGATTATCCAAGCGGCTATAAAATCCGTAGTTAAATACGGTGATCTATACCGGAAGTTGGCGAAGAAACAGGAGGGATGAAGATGGCAGCGGCAGGGAGCATGACGCCTTACCATGATTTATGTGCAGAGATAGACATCCTGGAGATTCGGATCCGTGACCTGGAGATGGAGTATAAATTTTGGTATAGGACTTGTCACGGGGGCAGTCTGCCGCTGGACACCTGTTTGATTCGTATGAAAGAGATCTGTGATCAAGTGGAGATGTATTCCACCATGCTTGAGAAAAAGGAGGAGGCACGGAAAGAGATTGAAGGCCGGCTCAATCAGTTTGAGGGGTTGGAGCAAAAAGTGGCTTATATGAGGGACATCAAGGGGATGACACTCCCGGAAATCGCCGCTCATCTTGGATACAGCTATGATTGGATCAAAAAGTTGAGCGCACGGACCAGGCGAAAAGGCACCAAGAAGGCACTTTCCAGTTGAAAAATCGTGATATATTGGTATCAGCAATATGTAGATTCAAAATCACAATCACATTGGCTGCGACTACCATGATGTATCTCCTCACTGGGCCGCTCCGAGATCGGGGCGGTCTTTTGTATTCCTCTCAGGCGCCAGGATCCGGCAAGCAACCGGGGAGCGAGACGCCAAGACCCGGACGGCGAGCGAGCGAGCGGAGGGATTGATCATGGCCCGCCAAGTGGAAACTGCCGGGTGCAATTCCTGGCCGGGCCCTACAATTGTAAATACAAAGGTATATACCAAGAGTTGGTATATACAAGGGAGGCCGAAGGCATGGCCAAACGAAAAAAGAAACCGTCGACCTCCAGACGGAGGAAGATTGAAGCCCTGGAAACGCAAGATCCCGAATACAGCCCTGGGCTGGATGATTTTATTGTGATCAGCAAGAACAACGTATCCGGCAAGGTCCATATCGACTTTTCAGACGATCTCAATTGGTTCGAGATCTGGGGGATGCTTGGAATGGCTCAGGCAGAATTTCAAAGGTGCTATCATAGGGAATTTGAAGGCGATGATTTGGTGGATTGATCGAGGATGTTGAACGGGGTGGTGATATGGCGAAGCTGACACCAAAACAGCAGCAGTTTGTTGAGGAGTACCTGGTGGATCTGAACGCGACACAGGCGGCAATCCGGGCTGGATACAAGGAGAGAACAGCATACAGCCAAGGACAACGACTGTTGAAGAATGTTGAAATTCAAACCGCAATCCAGCGGGCAAGAGAAAAGCGGACGGAACGAACGGAAGTCACCCAAGATATGGTTATCCGGCAATTGGCCAAGATCGCTTTTCATGACTTCCGGGATGTGGTCGAATGGGAAGGAAACGAGATCCGCATCCGAGACAGTAACGAGGTTGACGGCACGATTATCCAAGAGATCCAAGAAAGCATATCCGAGGGTGGTCGGAACCTGAAGGTGAAGACCAACGACCGAATGAAGGCGTTGGATATGCTGGGCCGCCATCTGGGAATGTTCGTGGACAAGAAGGAGATCAGCGGGAAACTGGATTTCGCCGATCTACTGACCCAAGCGTGGGGGAAAGACGATGGACAGAGCGCCGATTGATCCCCGGATCGTGGCCCGAATGGCGTTGTATATCCGGAAGCCTGGCCTCTTCGTCCGGGAGGTGCTGAAGGCGGAGCCGGACGAGTGGCAAGATATCGCCTTGCAAGCGCTGGCCGACAATCAACGGGTGGCCGTCCGAGCAGGCCATGGGGTAGGGAAAACGGCTACAGAAGCATGGGCGGTTCTGTGGTTCTTGCTGACACGGCCGTTCCCGAAGATCCCCTGTACGGCTCCGACCAAGCCGCAACTGATGGACGTACTGTGGCCGGAGATTGCCAAGTGGCTGATGAATGCGCCGGAGCTTGCGCCATATGTCGAGTGGCAAAAGACCCGGGTGGTCATGAAGCAATATGAGGAACGTTGGTTTGCCACGGCACGGACGAGCAACAAGCCGGAGAACATGGCGGGATTTCACGAGGAGCATCTCCTGTTTGTGATCGACGAAGCCTCCGGGGTGGATAATGCGATATTTGAAACCATCGACGGGGCACTCACCACCGCCGGGTCAAAGCTGGTTATGTTCGGGAACCCGACGCGCACAAACGGGGTTTTCTATGATGCTTTCCATCAGGATCGGGATCTGTACTGGACGTACAAAATCAGTTGCCTGGATTCAAAGATGGCCTCAAAGGACTATGCCCGGAACATGGCCCGGAAGTACGGGGAAGACAGCGACATATACCGCGTCCGGGTGCAAGGGGAGTTTCCGCAGGGCGACCCTGACAGCTTTATCCCTCTGGAACTGGTCGAGGACGCCCGGGTCAGGGATTTGGAATGGATCGATGAGGATGAGCTGCATATCGGGGTGGATGTGGCCCGGTTCGGTTCTGATGAAACGGTTCTGGCGGCGCGGATCGGCCCGGTGGCTTTCCGCCTGGATCGGTACGGCGGACGAACACCGACCACAGAGACGGTGGGCCGAGTGCTGGCATTGGCCCGGGAACTGATGGAGGAACACCGACGGGATTACGCGGTGGTGAAAGTGGACGACACCGGAGTGGGCGGCGGAGTGACCGACCAACTACAGGAGATTGTGGCTGAGGAAGGGCTGAACATTGATGTCATCCCTTGCAACAACGGGGCGACCCCGGAGCATGACCCGGATCACTACCACGATTGGGGAACCGAGAGTTGGGGCACGCTGTTGGACCGATTCAAGGCCGGGGAGATTGCCTTGAAGATTGATGACGAGGATTTGATTGGGCAGCTTACCACCCGGAAAAAGGAGATGACCAGCAAGGGAAAGATCAAGTTGGAGAGCAAAGAGAAGATGAAGAAGCGCGGCCAGCGATCCCCGGACAGGGCGGATGCGCTGGTTTTGGCATTTGCAGAGGCGGCCACGGAGACGGGCGGCCTGATTGTGTTGTAAAGGAGGTGAGGCGATGCTAAACCGGATCAGGGGGTGGATGGCGCGGAAGGCGGCGGCCACGACCTCCCGGATGTACTGGCTTGGGTTGGGCGCTCCCACATGGACGCCGGGGCGGTACGACAAGATCAGCCGAGAAGGGTATCAGCGGAACGTGTACGTCCGGGCAGCCATTGACGAGGTGGCGGGGGCGATCAGTGGGATCCCCCTGGTGCTGTATCAGCAGGAGGCGGACGGGGCACTCACGGAGATTGAAGCGCCCCGGCATGAGCTAAAGCAGCTCCTGAAACGACCCAATCCATGGATGAGTGGAGCGGAGTTTCGGAAAACCATGGTCAGCCACTACCTATTGGCCGGGAATGCCTATATTTTGGGCGTGAAGGCGGGGGGGAGAATGAGGGAACTTTACACGCTTCAGCCCAGTCACGTCGAGCCGAAGGAAAGCCCACGGCCATGGGAACCGGTGGGATGGTACGAATATCAGCCGCCAACCAAGCAGGGGCGGAGGTTCAACCCGGAAGAGATCCTGCACCTGAAGACGTTCAACCCGTTCACTCAGATGGTTGGAATGGCACCCATCGAGGCGGCGGCCCGTTCGGTGGATCACAGCAACGCGGCCAAGGCTTGGAATGTGGCCCTGCTGCAGAACGGAGCGCGGCCACCGGGAGCCTTCACGCTGGGAAGCAAACCGACGGATCGGCAACTGAAGGACTATCGGGAACAGTTCGACGAGCTTTACAGCGGGGCGACCAATGCGGGGAAGCCCATGTTCCTGTGGGGTGACATGGATTGGAAAGAGATGGGCATGAACGCCAAGGACATGGACTGGATCAGTGGCCAGAAACTGAGCGCAAAGGAAATCTCCATTGCCTTTGGAGTGCCGCCGGAGATGATTGGGGATAGCGAAAATAAAACCTACTCCAACTATCAGGAAGCGCGGAAAGCCTTCTACATGGAGACGGTCCTCCCCCTGCTGGATATGATCCTTGAGGAATTGAATAACTGGCTGGCTCCCGCATTCGGGGAAAACCTCATGATCGGATATGATGCGGACCGGATCGAAGCTTTGCAGGAAGACCAGAATCAAAAGTGGCAGCGGGTTACCCAGGCACGGCAGGCGGGAGTGATCACCGCGAATGAGGCCCGGCATGAGATCGGGTTTGAAGAGTATCAGACGGACGAGGAGACGGATCCGGCGGATATGCTCTTTCAGCAGGGTTCTTTGATCTCCTTCGCCGACATGATCCCCGGGAAGGAACCGGAACCGCCACCACCAGACATAGAGCCGGAAGACCCGGAAGGGGATGGCCCGGGAGAGAATAACGAAGAGGATGACCTAAAAAAAAAGAACGCGTTTAATCTGAACACGGACGAACGAAAGACCGCTTATTGGAAACAATTCGACCGAAAGCGGGAACAGATGGTGCCCAGGGTGCGGCGGCAGGTGGCCCGGCGGTTTGATGAGGAAAGGAAGGCTCTCAAGGCGGAATGGATCGAAAAACAGAGCATTCCCGCCGTTTTGAATCGATTATTGGACCTTGAACCAAAGTGGGAAAAGCTTTTGCGTTCCATCTACCTGTCGGTTGGGGCTGAGTTTGGGAAATGGACGCTTGAGGGTTTGAAAAGCCAGGCTCAGGCGGTAGGGTTGGAGGTGAAAGAAGATGATTGGCCATGGTGGTTGTGGCCGGTAGTTGCTGAAGGGGCAGCTGGTACATGGGAGCAAATTGTTACTGGTTGGCTTTTGACAGAAGGCGGGAAGAAGGTCAAGGGCATCACGGAAACGACTCTGAAGGAGCTCCAAAAAGAGTTGGCTACGGGCTTGAACAACGGGGAAAGCATCGCAGAGATCGCCAAGCGGATCGACCAGTTGTATCTTGCACAAATCATCCCGAACCGTTCGACGGTGATCGCAAGAACGGAAATTATTGGAGCCAGCAACTTGGGAAGCCGGGCGGCAGCAAAAGAAACAGGCTTGCAACTTGAAAAGGAATGGATCGCAACCCCGGATAAACGAACGAGGAAAGCACACAAAGCAGCCAACGGACAGACGCGGGACTTTGATGAGCCATATATCGTCTGGGGGGATCGGCTGCAATTTCCCGGCGACACGTCACACGGGGCGAAGCTGAGAAACGTCATCCAATGCCGATGTGTCGAGGGATACCACGTGAAAGGAGGTTGATGGAATGGAGATCAAAAAACATGCTTTTGAAATCAAGTCTTACAATGAGCAGACAGGCGAGTTTGTGGGCCACGCCAGCGTATACGGCGTGGTAGACAGTTACAATGAGATCGTAGAAAAAGGAGCCTTCACCCGGACGCTGGAGCGAAAGGGAGGAAAGGCTCCTTTGCTTTGGCAGCATAACCCGGATGATCCGATTGGAATCAATGAGTTGGAGGAGACCGACGAGGCGTTGATCACCAAGGGACGGATTAATCTGGATGTCCAGCGCGGGCGGGAGGCCCACAGTCTATTGAAGATGGGCGCAGTCCAGGGGTTGTCGATTGGTTTCCAGACCGTAAAAGACGCTTGGGATGGCGCAGTCAGGAAGCTCAAAGAAGTGGACCTGTGGGAAGTTTCGGTGGTTACATTCCCGGCCAACCCCATGAGCAACGTTACCGCAGTGAAGCGGCGGATGGAGGGTGGCCTCTCGCTGGATATGGCATTATTGGCCGTCATCGGAGCCGGGGAGGCGAAGGCTGGGGAGTTGTTGAGAAGTGAAAACCGAGATTTAGTGCTGAAGGCGCATGACGTTTTGGGCGCTCTCCTGAAAGATGTGCCCGGCTTTGATGTAAAAGAAGCTCAGGAAATCGAGAGTTTGATTAACCAAATCAAATCAGAATGGGGGAAATGAAATGGAAATTAAGGACCTGATCAAGAGCCTTCATGAGGATCTGAAGGCCAAATATGAACAACAAGAGGCAGAAGTGAAGAAATTTGGAGAGGCGACGCAGGAGACGAAAAGCACCATTGAAAAACTGAATGAAGCGATTGACGGTTATAAGGAGCGGCTGGATCAACTGGAACTGAAGTTGAACCGTCCTGGATTCGGCGGAGAATCGGGTGGGAAGCAAGTGGACCCGGATAAGAAGGCCGCGTTTGTGAAGTTCCTGAAGAAAGGTCGGGCCGGTATGACTCCGGACGAGCGGAAAGCGTTGGTTGAAGATGCCGACGGGGAGATCCTGGTTTCGGAGGACTTGGAGGCAGAGATTTACCGGGAGTTGCCCAAGATCACGGTCATGCGCCAACTGGCCACAGTCCGGACGACCAATAGTAACCGGGTGCGCCGTCGCTCTCTGAACGAGGTGACCGTGGGATGGGGGAAAATCGAGACTTCCAACAAGAAACTGAGCGATTTTGAAAGCTCCCTGAAACCGGATCAGGAATACGCGTACATTGAAAACCTGTACGGCCTGACGAAGATCGGGGAGGATGAACTGATGGATGCCGATAATTCCCTTGAGGCTCATGTTTCCGACAGTTTTTCCCGGGCCAAGGCCGAGGCGGAAGACACTGCTTTTGTCGCTGGGAAGGGCCACAGCCAAGAGCAGCCGGAGGGCATCCTGAACGCTCCCGGGATTCAAAGGAAAACCGGGGCAATCAGCAAAGCTGTAGCCGTTGATGACATCCTTGCTGTGGTCTACGATCTACCGGAACAGTACGCGCGTAACGGTTCTTTCCTGATGAACCGGGCGACGGAACTGAAGATCCGTCAACTGAGGGACGAGAATGGTCAGTATCTGTGGCAACCGTCCGTGCAAGCCGGGCGGCCTAACACCTTCTTGGGCCACCCGATCTATCAACAGGGTGACGTTCCGGATGTGGACGCCGGTGGTAAGGTGGTTGTGTTTGGTGATTTTAAGGCAGGTTATGTGATCTATGACCGGATGGGAATGACCATCACTCGGCTGAATGAGTTGTATCAAGAGGATGGGTTGATTGGATTCAAGTTTAAATCCCGTGTTGGCGGAGCAGTGGTTCGCTCAAACGCTTTCCGGATTTTAGAAACGCCTGTTGTTGAGGGTTAATCCAGATAAATTACTAAGCGGCCTTCCGGGGCCGCTTTAAACAAAGGAGAGACAAGATGGCTAGAGTAACAAGGAAATTTATTTTTACAATTGGCGAGGATCTTCGGGATAGGTCTGAAGTCATTGACGTTAGAGACTGCACGAAAGCAAAACTTATTTATACAATGCCCGCAGGTGATGTAAATGTCGATCTGATTACTAAAGCGGAAGACATACCAGAGGCGGCTATTCGTGAAGCTTCGACCAGTTTTGTAAACAGAACCGCCATTGTTACTGATTTGATTGATAACTATGTTCAAGTAATAGCTAGGGCGAGAACCAGTGAGGATGTTGGCAAAACGGTCACAGCCTATCTTATCTTAGAATGAGGTGATTGCATGACTACGGTTGTTTTCGGCAAATCCATTGCCTTTATGGACGACGCGGGCCGGGTAGTTGCACCCGAACCCGGGAAAGAGGTTCAAGTGAACCTGAATAAGCGAGTGCTTGAATCCTGGGAAAAAGCCGGGGTTCTTTCTTTTGTGAGGAAGTCATCACCGAAGAATAAAGCCAAGGGCGCGGCCCCGGAGAAGAAATGAAGCGGGTCACAGAACCACAAGTTGAACCGGTAACAGTGGCGGAGGTAAAAGAACAGCTCCGGATTGATGGAGATGAAGAAGATACCCTTTTGGAAACCATGATTACCACAGCCCGACAGCTGGCAGAGGAGGAAACGGGACGGGCCTTCATTACCCAAACATGGGAAGCAACATTCTGGGAAGGCTCAAACCGGATCCGGCTGCCCCGTCCGGAGATCCAGAGGGTGGAGAGCGTGATCAACAGAGATGGGGAGGGGCTGGATTACCGACTGAAAGGCCGGATTCTGATTTTGGGTTATCCAGCCCGTGAGGTGACCGTCCGGTGGGTGGCTGGGTACGGAACGACTCGGGATAGTGTCCCACATACGATCCGACAGGCCATTCTGGAGATGGTGGGCCATTTCTACGAGAACCGGGAAGGTCAGGGGGAACTGCCAGACGGGGTGAGGCAGTTGCTCTCATTGGAAGCAGCACCTTATTTGTGAGGGAGGAGGAGAAAAGTGAGGTTTATTGCAATCGCACAAGGGGATATTCCCCGGAATCGGTTGTTGGTTTTGGAAGGACCCGCGGAGAACGGGAACAAGGTCATCATTCGGCTTGCGAAGGCCGGAGAAGCTGCTGATTTTGTTTCACGGCAAGATATCAAAGATGGGCAAGAGGTAGCAGTTTCGATCCAAGGGAACCCGGTATGGTCGGCGGAAGCAGACGGAAATATTTCGGCGGGAGATTTGCTTGCGGTAGCCGCTGACGGAAAAGTGGTGGCCGATGCCGAAGGGAGTGCCGGGTATTCGACTCAAGCTGCAGTAGAGGGAGAAGTGGTGCAATTTGTCCGTACTTCCTCCGGTGTCCCCGGACCACAAGGGCCAAAAGGTGACAAAGGAGATCCTGGGCCGCAAGGACCGAAAGGCGACCCTGGAGAAGTCACCAAAGCACAACTGGATGCGGCGGTGGCTGCCCTTCAGGAACAGATTGACGAACTGAAAGGCGGAGCCTAATGCACGCGGGGAACCTTCGCCACCGGGGAACGATACAGGAACACAAAAAAACTCGAGTAGAGGGCGGCGGCTTTGAAACCCAATGGGTGGATATTGCCGCCGTTTGGTTTTCTTTGGAGCCGTTGAGTGGAGAGGAACAGGTGATTGCCCAACAACTTCAGGCCACGGTTTCACATCGAATCCGGATCAGATACCGGGCCGGAGTAAAACCTCATCACCGGTTGAAGATGGGGAACCGGATATTCAACTTTTCCAGCGTGATCGACCCTGACGAGCGCCGCCGGCAACTGGAAATCATGGCGTCGGAAGAGGTGAGGCAATGAGTATCAAGGTAACTTTCGATGCTTCAAGTATGCGAGCCGCGATATCAAGGATCAAAGCTTACGAAACACAGAAGATCGCAGGAATTAAAAAGGCGGTCCAAGAAACGGCCATCAACGTCCAGCGGGAAGCACGGAAAAATGCTCCGGTAGACACGGGGAGACTTCGCTCCTCCATCCGGCACAATCAGACAGACGGTGGCTTTGGCGCGGAGGTGGGAACGGACGTAAAATATGCACCTCATATTGAATTTGGGACGCGTCCCCACACAATCCGGCCAAAAAACAAAAAGGCGCTTTACTGGAAGGGGGCCAAACATCCGGTCAAGGTGGTTCACCACCCCGGGACCAAGGCCCGGCCTTTCCTCTTCCCGGCGGCGGAAGGGGAGCGGCCTAAATTTGAGAAGAGGTTGACTCAGGAGTTGAGGAAACCATGAAATTGGCGAGCTTCCCTCTTCAAGTGGCCGTTTTTGACCGTCTGAATGCCGCTTTGTCGATCCCGGTGTATGAAGGGGAGGCGGAGCGGTTGGATAACGGGGAGATCGTTGACCCTCCCTATGTGGTGATCGGCGAAGGAACCACGACAGCCGATTGGGTAGCCAAGCGGTCACCGGGCACACAGGAAACCCTCACCATCCATGTGTGGTGCAAGGGCGACCAGGGAGGATATCGCGATTGTAAGCAGACCATGAGTGAGATTACCGAATTATTGACGGACGAACAGAACCGCCTGACCATAGGCGGCTTTTTCGTGAGTGACACAAGTTTAGAGTTGGCGGAAACGATGACAGACCCGGACGGAAGCCGTCACGGGATCCTACGGTTCCGCTTCAAGATCCATCAACGAGGAAACGAGGAGGGGCTTAAAAATGTCCACAGGAGATAAGTTTGTCGGGAAAGATGTGACCGTTTGGATCAAGGACACTTCCACCCCTGTTTTCATCGGCGGGCAGACAGAAGCCACTTTTAACCGGTCTGCGGATTCGGTTGATGTGACTTCAAAGAAACCGAGTGGCCAAGTGGCCTATCGGGAGAAGTTGCCAGGCTTCAAGGAATGGTCGGTAGAATTGAGCGGATTTGTGGTGGAGAATGACCAAGCTGCCGAAAAGTTGGAAGAAGCGTATGACAAAGACGAATTGGTTATTGTGCAGTGGAAAACGCCATTCGGCAAGCTCCGGGAGGGGAAAGCGGCGATCACGGAATATACCGAGGAAGCACCCTTGGAGGATGGCTATTCCTACAGCCTGACGTTGGAAGGCTACGGCGCTTATGAAGTGAAAGACGACACCGGCGGCGGAGTCGAAGGATAAAAAGGAGGCGGATCAAGTGGCAAAACAAAAACCATCGGTAACAATCCATTTAGACAAACAACGGGAAATCTATTTCACCATGCAGGCGTTGGAAGAGATCGAAGAAGCCTTGCAAATTGACAACGTTTTTGAGCTCCTGAATGAGGGTGTTTTGAGCGCTAAGATGACCAACGCATTGGCATGGGCCGGGATGATACACAAGGAGCCGAATCTATCTCGGAAAGAAGCCGCCCGGCGCTTGTCGGAGGGTATTCAACGGGATGGATTTGACAATGTGGCCATGCAGCTTCAGCGGGCACTCCTCTTGGGACTGGGGATTGACCCGGACAAAGCCGAAGAGGAAGCGAAACAAAAAGCGGAAGAGGAAGAAGCAAAAAACTAATGGACGGCCCGGAGTGGTGGACGCACATCAAGCGCGTCGCCTTCGGGCCTCTTTCTTTGAAGCCAGGGGAGTTTTGGAGTCTATCCCCGGCTGAAATTTTGGAGATGTACGAGGCGAAGCTCTGGTGGATCGATGAAGAGTTCAAGATGAAGCAGCGCCTAACGGCATGGCACGCGGCGATAGTTGTCAACCACAAGGATGCGAAACGGCCACGCCTGACGGTGGAAAAACTGGTCGGGGACTTGGACAACAAAGCAGAGAGGAAGACCAAGAAGAGGCCAAAGAGAGCGTCTGAGGTGCTGTCTGGGATGGATAGGACGTATCGGGGGAGGTGGGGAGAAGATGGCGCAGATCGCTAACATGTACGTCAATATCGGGGCCAGGATCACTGATTTCCAAACGAAGATGGCACAGATGCAAAACGCTATGAAGCGAAGCATGACCAACATGGGGAGCAGCTTCAAAACTGTTGGGAATCAGGCCGATGCAATGAGCCAGAAAATCACTTCCAAAATGAACACAATCGGCAGCAGCATGGGGAAAACGGGAAAACGGTGGGAAGATGTCGGGAGCAAGATGACCGAAACCGGGACCGCCATGACCATTGGGATCACCGCCCCGTTGGCAGCCGTTGTCGGTGGAGCAACAAAGGCATCCATTGAGTTTGAGTCGGCTTTTGCTGGCGTTCGGAAGACGGTGGACATGTCTGAGGCTGGATTTGCGAAACTGAGAAAAGGCATTATCGACATGTCAAAACAAATGCCGCAATCCGCGTCGGAGATTGCAAGTGTTGCGGAAACTGCCGGGCAACTGGGCATTCAAAACAAGCACATCCTATCGTTTACCAAAACCATGGTAAACATGGGCGTGGCGACTAACATGAGTAGCGAGGAAGCAGCCACTTCCCTGGCACGTCTCGCAAACATCACCCAGATGCCTCAGAAAAACTTTAACCGGCTGGGATCTGTTGTTGTTGAACTGGGGAACAACCTGGCCACAACGGAAAGCGAGATCACTCAGATGGGCCTCCGGATTGCCGGTGCTGGTCATCAGGTCGGGATGACAGAGCCACAGATTTTAGGCTTTGCTGGGGCGCTTTCATCCGTCGGGATCGAGGCAGAGGCCGGGGGTACAGCGATATCCCGCGTCTTCATCCAGATGAAAAACGATGTGGAGCAGGGTGGAAAGAAGCTGGAGACGTTCGCCCAAGTGGCAGGGATGTCCACAGCCGATTTCAAAAAGAAATTCAAGGAAGACGCAGCCGGTGCGGTGGTGGATTTCATCGAAGGACTTGGGAAAATGAAGGACAGCGGGGAAAATGTTTTCCCAGTCCTGAAGGAGCTTGGGCTGAACGAAATCCGTGTCCGAGATGCTCTGATGCGGGCTTCCGGTGCTGGGGATTTGTTCCGAAATTCAATTGAGATGGGTTCGGAAGCATGGAAGAAAAATTCAGCCCTCAATAAAGAGGCGGCGGAACGATATAAAACGACCGAATCACAACTAAAAATCATGAAAAACCAGATTACAGCGGCAGGGATCACCTTAGGGGATGCACTTCTCCCCGCCATCAATCGGCTGATTAGCAAATCGGGGCCAATCATCAGCATGATCGAAAAAATGGCTACTGGATTTAAGAACCTTTCCCCGTCGACTCAAACCGCCATTATTTCCATCGCCGGGATTGGGATAGCTATTGGTCCGGTTCTGATTTATGTGGGTCAATTGGTCCGGGCTGTTGGTTTAATCGGGCAGGCTTTTGGCGGTACGTTGAAATTCCTTGCCAAGTTCCCGGGCGGTATATCCAAGGTGATCGGTGTTTTTATGAAACTTAAAAACGTCTTTACCTTGGTGGTAACGGGTATCCGTTTGTTGTCCACGGCGTTGTTTACCACCCCGATTGGTTGGATCATCTTGGGGATCACGGCTTTGATTGCGGTGGGTGTCCTTCTGTACAAAAACTGGGACACGGTGAAGGAGTACCTAAAAGCCGCATGGGACGCGATCAAAGGCGCGGCGGTGGCCGTATGGAATTGGCTGACCGATTTTTTTAAGGAGTGGGGTCTTACCATTCTGGCGGTAATCACCGGGCCTATCGGAATTTTGATCGGGTTGATCGTGACGTATTGGGACGAGATCAAGGCGGCCACTCTCGCGGTTTGGAATGCGATCAAGACATTTTTCGTCGACCTGTGGAACGGAATCAAATCTATCGTGACTGCGGCAGTGACGTGGTATTTGAGCCGTGTGAAAACAGCATGGGACAATATCAAAACCGTCACGTCAACAGTCTGGAATGCGATCAAGACATTTTTCGTCGACCTGTGGAACGGAATCAAATCTATCGTGACTGCGGCAGTGACGTGGTATTTGGCCCGTGTGAAAACAGCTTGGAACAACATCAAGAGCGTCACGTCAACAGTCTGGAATGCGATCAAATCTTTGTTGTCAACCGTGTGGAATGGAATCAAAAGTGTGGTCAGCTCAGCGATAAACGGTATCAGGTCTACAGTGACAAGCATTTGGAACTCAATTAAGAGCGTGACCAGTTCAGCATGGAACGGGATTAAAACCACGATCGGGAACGGGATTTCAAAAGCCTGGTCCGTAGTCAAAAGCTATGTAGGCCGATTTCTGACGTCCGGGAAAAGTCTGATGACATCTTTGGCGAAAGGAATTTCTCAAGGTCTTTCATCCGCTCTGAGTGCAGTGAAAAATGGAATGAAAAAGATCCGGTCATACCTGCCCTTTTCACCGGCGAAGGAAGGGCCACTTAAAGACTTGGACAAGTCAGGGGAAAGTTTCTTCCCTACTTGGGCGGACGGTGTTTTGAAGGGGCAACGGCCTATGGTCCGGCAGGTGGAAACGAGTATGAGCCGGGTGGCTTCTTTGCTGACTACCCCAGTAGCGGGCCGGGGGAATCTGGCGGTGGCTACTGCCGGGCCTTCAGTCAGTGGTCAAGAATCGGCCGCAATGCAAGCCGGAGGAGTGACGATCCACATCAAAGAAATGCATGTGCGAGAAGAGGGAGACATCCGACGGCTGGCCAAACGGGTGTCCGACGAATTATGGAGGATACAGCAACGGCAGGACCGTCGCCGGATCAGGGGGTGAGTTGATGTTCACGTTTGCGGGGAAACACCTGACGGACGATTTTGGGTTGACTGCACTGGATATTCAGCGATCACTTGGCCCGGAGATCGAGGCGATCACGGAAAAGATCCCGGGGCGGAGGGGCGTATCGGATCAAGGTATTGAAGAGGGAGCGTTGGAAATCACCGTCCCTTTCTACCACAAAGCGCCCAACATGCTGGACCTCCGGGCACACATGAGGCAGGTGTGGGCCTGGCTTCGGAATGGAGGGCAGATGGGGGAACTAGTCTTTGACGATGAACCCGGCTTAAAATATATGGCCCGTGTAGTCGGTCTGACGGAGCTTGACGAATTGGTCAGCCTGACACAGGGTGAAGTCACCTTCCTGATTCCGGATCCCGACGCGCTTGGGAAGATGGATGAACAGCGCATTGCCGGGCTGGGTGTCGGGCAGGTGGATTCCACTCCGGAAGATTTTGCGAAGGGGACCCTCTCCAACGTCACCACTGAGACCAGAGCTGGGCAAACCGACCTGATTTTGGCGAAGTATGGTGACCCGTGGCAATCGACGATTCGGACAAACTGGGATCTGGGAACCTATGACGAGATGATGAAGGCACCCGATGGCAAACTCACTCTCAAACGGGGGTCGGGTGCCAAACGGAAGATCAACACCACGGCGGGGTGGAATGACTACAGCTCCCGCAGCAACACCAAGGGCGCTTCCAATAAACTGGTACTGGACAACATCCCTACCTACTATTTTCAGGATGACATGAGCGCCTGGAAGGGTACTGGGTGGAACGATACCTGGTATGCGGGTTCACGAAAAGGAAAAATAACTCAGGAAACCGGGTATATGCGGCTAGACAAAACCGGAACTGGCAACGACTCCACCGTAATGGTGTTCAAAGAAAGAGAGACCCAAGCGGAGGATCGGACGGTACTTTTGCATGTCCGGACAACATCAGCGGGATGCAGATTCCAGCTTGTGGATGCCTTCTCGGATCAAAGACTGTTGTGGAACGTCTATATCCCGAACACTGGAGATCAATGGACGTGGTTCAGAATTGATTACGCTGACAGAAAGACGGCGACACTCTATGAACTGGGCAATCCCACTCCCGTTTCTTCTGTTTCAGAAGGCATAAACACCACAGCGGTGGAGCGTTTTGCATTCATTCTCGGTGATGCAGATACCGGGAGGATCGACGTTGACGCGGTGTACTATGGCAAAACAACTTCTTTCCCGGCAGTAACAGAGACTCGCCTGACTGGGTACTCCCGGTATATTGTGGATCTAAGCGACGTAGGGGTCCCAAGCTCTGGACCCATTTTGTATAGCTGGTCGAAAAAAACCGGAGTGGTGGACGATCCGCAAATGGTTACAGTTCGGAGCCGGATCCACAAAGGTGGGTCATCCACGCCCTGGAAGAATGTCACCAATTGGGGGCAGGTGCCGGATCTATTATTGGAGGCTCCATACAGTGAGGGTGATTTCCTCGAAGTGGAAGTGACACTCAGTACCACTGACCTGGGATATTCCCCGGATGTGACGAGCCTTGAGGTCAACATAGAATCCGCCTATCCGAAGTCTGGTTCGTGGCGGATCAACTATACCAGCTTCCGGCACATTACCCGAGTGATCAAAAGCAAGATCAATTTTGAGGCAAATGTCCCGAGTGGTACTCGTTTGGAAGTGCTGGCGACATGGCGGATTGGTGGGCAGACGTACGGGCCTTTCCCTTGTACCAGCGGAAACCCCATCCCATACCTAACCAACCGGCTGGATCTATCCAATGCCACCTTGGAAATACAGGTGAACATGGAGACAGACAGCAACACTAAATCCCCGGAACTTTCTTTGCTTCAGTTGGAGATGGAACCCGGCTATAAGTCCGACACCGACGGGATACGGACCGCACCGGGGGTGGAGATCGGGTCAGTGGAGGTGGTCGGCTCATCCCGGATCTGGTGGGAAGATGAGAACCCGGATCCGTCCAAAACCGACGTCCGGGTGTATGTCGGATATAGCAAGGACGGGCCATGGACGGAAGTGGAGAACGGGGCGCCGATCCCCGGAGCAGAACCGGGGGAGGATGTGACGGGGAAAACCCTCTTCGTCCGGACTGTCCTACGTACCAGCGACCCGACACTGACCCCCAGGCTGCAAGTGATCGGCTGGGAGGTCAGCCAGGAGACGAAAACCGACCTCATCAACGAGGGCACAGCCCCGGCGGACGCCATTTTTTCCGGCACTTTCTCTTCACCGGCGGAGTATGTGCAGATCCTTCACATCCAGTCCGGACGGCGTGTCACATTGAACTATCCTTTTGAGGCGGGGGATGAGGTGGAGATCGACTGTGAGATGGGCCGCGTCCGGATCAACGGTAGTGCCCGCGACGGACAGACGGCAATGAGCTTCAACAGTAGATGGATCGAAGTCCATCCCGGATACAATTCCTTTGAGGTGACTCCCTCCGGCGTAGGGGAGTTTTTCTGTGAGTGGAGAGAGAGGTGGTTGTGATTGCCGAGACGACATGAAGTGCAGCAGATCCCGACGCAGCCGGACGACCGGGCGGCCACTATCATTGTCCTTGACCGGGACGAGAGGAGGGTTGCCACCCTCGGGGGCCGGGGTGCGCCGGTCTATGAGCCAATTTTCCGGGACGCGGAGAACGAAGCGATCTCCTTGACCTTCCGGACGAAGACGGACACAGAGGAAGCGGCACACCTGAAGCAGAGGAATATGGTGGCCGTGGAAGACCCGTGGGAGCCGGGGGTTTTCCGGCTGTTGGAGATCGTTGAGGTGGACCAGGTGAGCGGGGACGGAGAGCCGGAGCTTGAGGTGGTCTGTGACGATCAGGCTGCCATTGAGCTATCAGGGGACTATGTGGACGATATCCGGTTATTCGGGACAACGCCGGACGATGCTTTGACCCGACTCCTCGGAGCCGGGAAAAGCCGGTGGAAAGTGGGCACGGTCAACCTTACCGTGCCCGGCCACACAAACGTATATCACGAATCCGTGGCCGAAGGGCTGAAGAAGTTTTCCGAAGCCTGGGGCGGTATCTTCCGTTTCCGTGTGACGATATCCGGAAGTCGGATCACGGGCCGGTATGTGGATTGGTTCGACCCGGCGCGGTGGGAAGACTTCACCGGGGTCAGGTGGGAGACCGGCAAGAACCTGAAGAGCATGAAAAAGACGGTCATAAGCGCAGACGTAGCCACGGCCATTTATCCGTATGGTCGTGGTGAAGAACTGGAAGGAGAAGACCCGGACGCAGATCCAACCTATGGCCGCCGGATTGATATTTCTGAGGTTGTCTGGTCCAAGGACAAGGGTGACCCTGTCGACAAACCGAAGGGTCAAAAGTGGATCGGTGATCCGGAAGCCTTGCAACGCTGGGGATACCGAAACAACGGCAATGGCGACCTCCGACATATCTTCCACGTCGAATTTTTCGAGGACGAGGAGGACCCGGAGAACCTTGCAAAACTGGGATGGGAGAAGCTTCAGACGTTAGTCCAAGAATGGGCCACTTACGAGGCGGAAGTGGTGGACCGGTCCCGTGATCCGGACTATGCACACGAAACAACGAGATTGGGAACGGCGGGAATCCTGATTGACGACAATTTCAATCCCCCGGTGGAGGTAAAGGCCCGGGTGATCGGGGCAGAAGTAAACCTCAACAACAAACGGGATCTGAAAATCACCCTTGGCTCCTTTGTGCCGGGGGTGCTCGACGTTGTCCGAGATGTAAAGCGAGAGGTTGACAAGAAAGTTGATCGGGGCGCACCCATCACCCTGCTGGACACCACGGTCCGGAATCTGAAAGACCGGTTACGCTCCAGCGTCGGCTACAAGTATGAGAGCGAGACGCTGGGGACATTGTGGTCAAACGGTCCATACGGCGATCCGGAAACCACTTCGTATATGCAGGCGAAGGGTGGAATCCTGGCACTGGCCTCCCGTTGGGACCCAGTGGCCGGAGAACCCGATTGGCGGGTGGGGATCACCGGTGAAGGGATCAACGCGGATCTGATCACGACGGGGACTCTGAATGCCGAGTTGGTGAACATCGAAACCGTTGGTGACGATAGGACTTCAACGGTACGGCTAAATGATGGATATCTGTACTCCTATGACAATGATCATCTGAACCTTGCTCTCGGGGGCCGGGGGTTGTGGTTATATACGCCCAGTGGATGGAAAGATCCGGCTCTCGGTCATAATTACCTTGCGAAAGTGACCAACGGATTTTTCCGAAGGGCGGGTGATTCGGAAGCCAGGTGGATTGGTTTGTCTCTTTCATCGTTCCGGGATGTACTTGGCTTAAACCATGTCAAAGTCACTCCAGATGGTAAAGAAACCAGTATCGACCATGCAGGTTTGTTCCTAAATTGGGCGGACAAATACGCAGGGTTGTATTTCAACAAATTTTATTTGGGAGAATCGGGGGTTCCTAGTTTGGATATGTCCCCGTATACCGGGGGTGACACAGGGGAGCCGGAATCCGCAATTCGTATTCAAGCGGATAGCCAGGTTTATTTGTTCATGTCCCGAAAGAAAATTGAGAATACGTCGTATGGTCAATACCATTTCAGAATGCCTTACCATAATGGTCAAACTTGGACCCATGGTGTCGTATTTCGGATATCCCTCTCCAGAAATGGGCGAGGTGCATATGTTGAGTTTCGGAATCCAAAGACAGGATCGATGACACCTCTTCATGCTGACATGGCTGGACAAAGCCCAGAAAGTCAAGATTTGGCTAGTGATGGAAAGGAAAATGGACACATTTGAAAGGAGTGATGACATGGAACAGCAGTCCCAGATTGTAAAGCCCTTTGAGGTTCGACAAGACGAGTTGATCAAAAGGGTGTCCCATGAATGTGTGGAGAGCGGGCTCCCCGCTGGGGCGCTCGTTCTTATTTTTGAAAAAATCCTCGTCAATCTCCGCCAAGAGGCCCACAGGGCAGTGATGAACTATCGCGAGCAGGAGAAGGAAGAAGCAAAGTCCAACCAGGCGGATCACCGGATAAAGGAGCGAGAGTGAAGTGGAATACAAGATTATTGTGGGTATAGGCGGGGCGACCGCCTCTTTTTTATGGGGAGGTTGGGACGCCTTGCTAACCACTTTAGCAGTCTTTGTCGGGATCGACTATCTAACTGGGCTGGCTGCAGCCATCAAAGAAAAAAGGGTGAGTAGTGATGTAGGTTTTTGGGGCATTGCCCGGAAAGTGCTCATCTTCGCTTTGGTTACTGTTGCCCACAATTTGGATCTCCATCTCCCGTCGATCCTCCCCATCTTTCAGGAAGGACAACACGTCCTCCGGGATGGGGTCATTTTGTTTTACCTGGCAAACGAAGGGGTTTCCATTCTGGAAAACGTGGGGAGGTTGGGCGTGCCGATCCCTGACGTCATCAGTCAAGCCTTGAAGCAACTCCAGGAAAAGAAGCAACTCCAGGAAAAAGGGAAAGGAGAGAACGATCGATGAAGATTCAACAAATGCTGATCAAGAAAGGTACCAAGGGGCGGCCTGGAACAAAGATCTCTGTCAAATACATCACCGTACACGAGACGGACAATGAGGACGCTGGAGCGAATGCATATGCTCACGCAAGGCTCCAGGCCAGCGGAAACGATCGGGACGCGTCGTGGCATTACCAGGTGGATGACAAGGAGATTTGGCAATCCATCCCGGACAATGAGCGGGCATTACATGCCGGAGATGGAAAGGGTCCTGGGAACAACTCCAGCGTGGCTGTGGAAATCTGCGTGAACAAGGACGGGAACTTTACCAAGGCCACGGACAACGCGGCCTGGTTGGTTGCTCAGCTGCTGAAGAAACACAAGCTTCCCATCTCTCGGGTGGTCCAGCACTCCAAATGGAGCGGGAAGAACTGCCCGCGTAGGTTACGGAAAAGCGGATGGAGTGCCTTTTTGAAAGCGGTGGAGAGCTACATGGGAGGGAAAAAACCTTCTACTCCGGCAAAGTGGGACGGGAAGAGCTTCCCGGGCCGGAGTGCATTCCAAATCGGGAAGTCTCACCCTGCCGTCAAGGTGTTAGGTGAGCGTCTGGTGACCCATGGATTTGGCAGCTATTACAAGGTCGGTCCAGGTCCGACATTCACCGAGGTTGACAAAAAAGCCTGTGCCGCCTTCCAGCGGGCGCAGGGATGGAGCGGTAGCGATGCGGACGGTTTTCCCGGACCCGTGACATGGGAACGATTGATGAAACAAGCGAAAGGAGAAAAGAAACCGGCACCAAAGCCCACGCCCCAACCGGATCCAAAAAAGGATGACTGGATCCGTGTCTCCCACAATGGCAAGCAAGTCAACGCCTTCAAGGATCCGAAGAATGCCGTCCGGGAAGTGGAGAAATACGCCAAACCGGGGTCGAAAATAGACGTGAAGGGGAATTGATGTCAGCGGAAACTATTGGTAACATAAGGGTGGACCAAGACCTTATAGATACAAAGAAAAGCCGGGTGGGGAAAACCCCGCCCGGCTTTTTTGAATACTGTTCGCCTTGTTTGGTAAAAATAAATTAACAATATAGTGATCTGCTCCTTGATTTGGGGTGAAGTAAAGCGTAATATGTTAAGTGAAGATAACAATAAACGGAAGGTGGAGCTTGTATGGCTCCTGATGTTACCCTTGACCAACTGCGACCATTACGTGAGCAGTTGACAGTCACTCAAGAAGATTTGGGAAGGTCAGTGGGGGTCTCACGTCAAACTATTGCCGCATGGGAAAAAGGGGAAAGCACACCAACAGTAGCACAGTTGTTTTCGCTGGCAAGGACGTTGGGTGTCCCCGTAGAGATCTTACTGGGGCGTAAAAAAGAACAGGACTTTAAACTGTTGTTTCGTGCTGACCAGCCTGAAACCCTGACACCAGAAATGCGAGAAGCTCTTGCGAAAAAAGCTGCAAATTACGCAACGGTTGAACAGTTGGTGGATGAAGCGCCAGCAACGCCTCCTGCTTATGCGATGGAAGGTTATAATCCAGACTTGGTTGAAACTGTAGCACGGCAGGTGCGGGATTGGTTGGGGGTAGATGATGGCCCCTTGATTGATGTTATCGACCGGCTGGAGGTTTTGGGTGTAAAGGTACTTCAGCAGAATATGCCATCGACTGTATCGGGATTTTCGGCATACACCAACGAATGGGGGGCGGTGATCTTTGTTAATCGCACCCATCCTGGTGAACGGCAGATATTTACGGTGTTGCATGAATTAGGTCATTTGGTATTTCATCGTAAAGAATATGAAGGTTCGTACGAGAAAACGCGTGGGCGTAGCGATCCCCGTGAAAAAGCCGTCCAGCATTTTGCTGGGGCAGTACTACTGCCTGCTGATGTACTGAAAATGGAATTGCGAGGCTGGAATAAACAATGGTTACCCGAGCCGCTATTGCTGGACCTTAAACAGCGATACCATGTAAGCATGCGCACGGTATTGTTTCGAGCTGAACAGATAGGACATTTAACCAAGAAACAAACTGGCCAGCAAGTTGGAATACTTAATCGAAAATATGGACGTGGTGGCGAGCCTAATCAGTTTCCGCCTCTCAAAAAGTCAATGCGCTTAGATCGGCTGGTGTTCAAGGCGTTACTCAAGGAGAAAATCACTATTTCAAGGGCTGCCGAAATTTTGGAGACCGGTGTGTATCAAGTTCGGGAAGAATTAACGCATTGGCTGGAGGGATTAAACTGAAATGATCCTACTAGCCGATGCGAATGTCTTAATTGATCTCTGTTTAACGGACGGACTCGATGTTTTACCTAGGATTGCGTCGACAGAAGTACTTGATGTCGTACTAGACGAATGCGATCATCCTAAGCAACCGAGGATACGAGAACAAGTGTACGAAGCGGGTATACGTGTGATTTCGGTTCAGTATGATTGGTTATATGAAGCCGACCAGCTTAGAACCCCGAATCTGAGTACACAAGATAGTTTGAATCTTTTTTTTGCACGGAAGTCAAAAAGGGTTTTACTGAGTAACGATGGCCCTTTGCGTGAACGGTGCCAAGAACTGCAAGTTGAGTTCCACGGGACCCTGTGGATGATTGAAGAAATTCACAGACGAAATTTGGTAGAACCCCCCAAATTATGCCGCTGGATTTCAATCTTGAGTACTTCAGGAAGACGCATGCCACCAGTCGAAACAAAGCGAATAAAACAGCTAATCGGTTGTACCTAG